TCGTTTGTATAAACAATATCTTTTACTCCTACGACCTTCATCAATTCAAGCTCAATTGTCGTTGAATTAATCGGCACTGAATACGGTATCAATCCTTTTTGCAAAGTTACCCACTGAGCAAGTATTTTAAGGAAATAATAAGCGGATGAAGAATCGCCTGTTCCCCATGTTGTATTCTCGTCAAATAAAGCCCTATCTATAAACCAGTTCAATTGTGAAATGTCGTTTTGAGATTGTCTTACTACTCTGTTTACATTGTAAGAGTTCTTGCATTGATCCCAAATATATTTAGATTCAACATATCCGTCTGTCGGGAAATTGGGACTGCCAAGAAGTCCGCCGAAACATAAGTACCAAAGCGGTTCGGAAAATAAACCTACAGTCCATGTACTAAAACTGCCAGTCCCCTTTGTCGCTTGTACCGCTACAACCATAATACCGGTACTTGAATCATAAGAAACAATAGTTCCATACATAAAACGCGCGGTATCGTGTTGAATCAAAACTATCTGGCTAGGAGAGAAAGCAAAGCCTGTTCCGCATGTTACTGTTTTGTTTACATTGTTCGCAATAGTCAAAGTGGTTGTTGATGTAGTTTGCAAAGTAGCATCAACAACAGATTGATAAGGATCTGGAAACGTTGCAAACATGTCAATATTTGCGACAACAAAAGACCGGATAAAAGCCTGTAAGCCAGGATCGAAATTGTATTGCAGTAAAAAATTATTGAATAGTTGCATTACGTCCGTTAGCTCAAAATCTTCTATTGAATCGCGCCCGATAATATTTAAGTCATGCGTAACTTCTGGAACAAGTGCAATATCTGGGTTAATAGAGCGCAATCCGCGCATCCCGGTACGAGTTGGAAACATTGCAACAAAAGAATGTGCGCAAAGTTCGTTTAAATAATTTACGCTGTTTTTTCTATCGGTAAGCGTCCGGCCTACATGCCAATCGGATCTATCAGTGGCTAGAGTGCCATAGTCAATAAGTGCTGGTGGTATTCCATCGTAATCTTCCAATATGTGCATAAAAGCATGGTAAACATCGTTTGTTGCGTGGCTTGCATCTGTCGCGGTTGATCCGGTAAGTTCCCCAGTCGCCTTTGTATATAAGTCTCCCTTAATCGTGTCAATTTGCTTTTCAATTACTACCGATATCTCTTTTACATTAACCTTGAGAGTGGTTCCTGGCAAAAGGTTTCTTTTTATTACAAGGCGAAATCTTATATTGACAATATTTGGATTAGAAAATATACTTGTATCTGTTATTTTAAATATGTTTTTAAACGTGTTTCCTGTTGTACTTGCTCTAATTCCAAGAAGGTTTGATTTGTCTGTTGCATTAAAATTAGTTATAAGATCGTTTGGCACAGCATTTACTTGGCTATAGTTTGGATTGTTTGGGCCAGTAAAAATAAGGTCTGAAGTCACTCCAGAAGATCCAGAATGTTCGTTTCCGTAAATATCCATAGCTATCCATTGTATGTACCAAAGATAAATACCCGCACCTGAAGATCTGTTTACTATCGTAAAATCAACACAAAAATAAACATTGTCACTTGTGTCGATAATTGTTTGAGACGGTTTATAGTCCGCAAATATTGCGCCGTACCTATTCGTGGCATCAAATATTTGCGACATTGCTTTAGCTGTGCTTCTGTCTCTATCTGTAACTAAAACAATATCGTCTCCATCATATTTTTCAACAACACCCCAAACCCCAGGATCATTAAAGCGCTCTGTTCCGTATGCAACCATTTGCATATTAAAATATTGATACACAGAAGATTTTCCTTCAGGAGTTGACTGGTTCGCTACAAGCTTTACAGAATTTCCACTGGAATTTATTTTTGCTATTGGAGAAATATCAATATACTCTTTTAGGTCAGAAGAGAAATCATATATTTGTATTCCGTTAGAACCTTCTACCGCAACAGCAGAATCAAAATATGAAAGCTGCGCTGTTGTCTCATATTTTGATATTTGAAACCAGTAAATAAAACCATGTGTAGTATTTGGCTTATAATGATCAGATGGCTCAAAATAAATACCAGGGGGAACTTCTCCGTGCTTGCAGTCCCATGCTGCATGTAAAGTTCCATCATCTTTAAGTAATGGAGCTGCCAAATACAACGATATTTCTATATAAGGATATATCGATGGAGCGCTTCCTGTTGAACTGTTTGAAAGTATTTTGTACATTTGTTTTGTGCTTATATTGCTATCACCAACAGCAACAGACAAATAATAATCTTTCAATTGATCGTCTGCAATATAAATATTTTTTGTAACTATCAGTTTTAAAATCCAGGGGCCGGTTATTGGATCGGCCGCAGGGGCGTCATAAGAGCTGGAAGCCGCAAGCGTGTATTTTAATCCAGTAGAGTTTAACCCTGTTGATGTATTAAATTTATTCAACTCTACAAAAGTATTACTGCTTTCTAATTTCAACAGCTTTGTTTTCGGCACGTCCCCAAATATTACCGGTATCGCTTGCCCGGACGAGCTGTCGATAACGTTTGGATTATTTGTTGGGTTTGTCGTGAGAGGTGGGAGCATCTTGTGAATCAAGTTTGCATCGTCTTGCACATCAAAATTATAATCAGTTTCAGTATATGGATTATTTACAACCCGACCGCGTGCAACTTGATAAAAAACATCATCTATCACAACCCACATTATCACACGTCTACCAGTAAAAGAAATATTATTTGTCTTGCAATAATTCCAAAACTTAGCATCATTTCTTACTTTAAAACCAAAAGCAGAATCGGTTTTATAAGACCCGCAAGAAATAATATCAACTGACCTTTCAGGGTCAGAAGTGAAAGCATCTTGGAGTAAAAATCCTTCTTTATATGGGCCGTCAACTGGGGCTCCAGACATGTTGGATCCGTCAACATTTATTTCGTGTGGGCCGTAAGTGGGAATATTTATTGTTCCATCGTAGCCGGGATTATCTGTTATTAATTGGAAAATCCCATCAACAAGACCAACGTCACTATCAGTAAGTGTATTCCAATCCGTGTCAGTATCTTCTGAAAATATTTGCAATGCGTAATGTATGCCTTTTTTTACCGTCATATTATAACGCCTCGCATAAAGTAAACTTGCACTGCCATTGCGGTAACCCGTTCACAAAGCCGCCGGTCATGCCTTGGTCTTCAAAATCTTTTAAGCGGACATATTTAGAATACGCACGCCTGCCAAATGGTTTTGATATTCCGACTAATTGAGGGGCCAGGAATTTTGCCGTCCTATTTGTTCGAATAAACGATCTCAAATTTATCATTTCAGTTTCTTTTAAAATATACGTTGCGGTGAATGATCCGGTATCGGTAGAATGTTCTTGATACGAGAAAGTTCTGTTGTATGATTCAAGTTTATTTATAGAGTAATCAGAATCAGCGTCTACGTTTGGAGTGATATTTTTTAGGACAGGAAACCCGCTACCTGTTACAAATGTCGGTGAAATCGCTTTCAATGTTATCGGTAAGCCCCACCCTTTTAGCGTGTGCTGTTCGCGTCTACCCATAAAAGCAGTTGCAGCAATATTGCCAGAATAAACAACGTCACAACCAAATATTTTTTCCTGTGAATTAAATGACCCTAAAGACAGTTTACATTGATGCGTATTATCGTTTCTATTTGCTTCTACGAAATCAATAAACGTATTTATATCTGTTTCTTTTCCGTATAATTTAACATCACAATCATATTGATCTGAAGCCGCGCCTCGATCAGTAGCGCATTTATCGCCATTTCCAACAGTAAACCAATTAAGTGCATGTGTTGTCAATGGCTGAAAATCAGGCTTTATTTTCACAGTTATAGAATTGGAGCCGTAAGAAATAACCATTATTATCTCCGTATTACCAATCCACTTGCATTCAATTTACCCATTATTTGCGCTTTTTGCAAAGCCTTAGTCACGCCCTTGTCGATATGGTCTTGTATCAATTTAAGATCATACCGGCTTGGTGAGCCTTGCACTACAACAGCGCCGGACATATGTATGTTTACATTGCCGTTGTTGTTTGTCGTGGAGCTTCCACCAATAATAGAGGCAAGAGCTGGATTGGGGTGAGCAGGATTATACACAATCTCGCCAGGCATGAGCATTGTAGGCACGCTATCCTGTCCAGCAGTTCCACCGGTAACCACACCACCGTACGCCATTTTCTGTTGTTCAATAATCGCTATCTGTGCCGCTGTTTGCGCTCCTATAAGCACAGTGGACGCTATACCAGCCGCAAGCATAACAGGGTATGGTTGCAATTGAGATGCGGCAGACCACCCGCCCATAACCGCCCTTGCCCCATCAACTAAGGCTGCCCCTTGTTGTATTCTTTTCCTAACAGTGGCGTTTGCATGCGTTGCTTCGGCTATAGTTTCAAGGGATTTTATTGTCATATCGGCATAATATGCACCAGTATTTACTTTTTGCTGCGCTTCTGCAATGGCAAAACGTAAGCGTTCTTCTGCTTGTTCTTTTTCTATTGCTGTTAAATCCCCGCCATGTTTTTTTACATCTTGCAATTCTGCTTTTTGCTGCATATCTAAAAGCTTCCGTCTGCCCGCTTCAGTTTTCTTCATTGCTGCAAGCTTATAATCATTCTGAAAATTTATATCAGCATTCATTCTATCTATTGTTAGTTTTTTATCAATAGCAGCGTCTTCTTTTGCAAGTTGTGCTAATTCATCAAGCTCTTCTTGCTTTGCTTTGACTCTTACATCTTTAATTTTGAATCCTAATTCAGCATTGGATTTTACCATTTTTGCAAATTCAACAGCATCCAGTTGCCTGGCTTTTTTTGCTGCTTCCATAGCCGCACTATTATCAGTTAAATCACCAACTCCGCCACCACTCTTTTTTACATCTTTGGGGCCATTAATAATATCAGCTTGCTTTTTGATTAAATCCTTTAATTTCTCATTTAATATAGTAACTTGAGGGTTTACAAGTTTTAATCCTTGGTATCCAAAATTAAAATCTTTTTTGCTTAATTCATCTATTTGCTCTTTTGTTAATTTTATAGAAAGCCCTATCATTTCAATCTCTGCGGCTTTTTCTTTTGCCGCATGCTCTCCGCCAAAAATAAACTTTGCACCCTCTGCCATTTGAAGCATGAACCCAGCAGCCTTTTCAATAGCAGGGGCAAATGTAGAAACGATTTCAGCATTAGTTACCTTGAAATACATGCTTATTCGTTCGATTGATTTGTTAGCATCATCTAACGAATTAAGCTGTGATTGTGATAGGGTAAATTTTTTAGATTCATTTGCTAAATCACTAAATTTTTCAGCTCCCAAAGCTGCAAGATTCATAGCGTCACCAGCGGCCTTGCCTAGCAGTTTTGTCGCTACAGCAAGTCGCTCCGTAGGGTTTTTTATTTGAGACAATCTTTTGATAACATCTGCCATCATATCGCTTGACTGTCTTAATTCCCCGTTATGTTCCTTTGTTGAGATTGTGAGTTTTTGAAATATAGGGTCGTTCGCTTGTGCTTTTGCAGCAAGCTCTTTAAATCCCTTTGAAAGCGATCCTATATCAGCGTCACCCTCTTTTGCTATATATGCCCATTTCTGAAAAGTAGCAGCCGACATTCCCAGTTTAGTTGAAGTCTTGTCTATAGTGGCTCCCATTTCGAGAGACTGTTTTGTAATATCAACAAGCTTCATTGCAGCAAATGCACCGGCCGCTATTCCAGCCGCGTTTTTTGCCATATCTCCAAAACTCACAGCATGGTCCGACATCTTCCCCATGCTCGCTTTGACTTTTTCTTCCTCTACTTTTATACTGGCTGCAAGCGTGCTTTGTAATTTCAGCATCACTTGTATGTCGTGTTCATTAGCCATGTTTAGCACCTTTATTTTTAATAGTCAAAGCTTTGGACATTTCGGACTCAAATATTTTAACGTATTGCAAGTACCTATTTGGGTATTCATCAAAAACAAGCGGTCTTGCCAGTCCGCTTTTTATTGCATCGTATCTATCTAAAAAGTCATCAATGCATCCTGCTAAAAATCTAGCAGGGCAATTATGAAACGAGTCGTAGTCGTCTTCCAATATAGCAACTTCTACAGACTCGTTACAGCCCCAATCTTTCCTTGCATCCTCATCGCATCCGTTGCAATCGTAAGTAAATATACCGGCGCGGACGCACGCCGCTACTTTAAAGAAATACGTTCCCCAGCGGTAACACCAGATAGCCGATACACAAACGCCCGGAGATCTGAATAAACCCAGTCAGGCATACGGCTTGAATCCCAAAGCGATTTGTCGATGCCACTTGTGGAGTCGGATTTGAATTCAATCTCTTCAAGAGTTCCAAGGTCTACAAAGTTTCTCCATCCAAGTATAACTTTCCGAACAAGATCTTTTGTTTTAGACATAGTATCAAGAAGCTTTGAGTTATCCTTATCAAGCACCTCTTCATGCATGAGCTTTCCAGCTTCATCATATTCTGATTTTGTGAACGGCCTCACAGTAAAAACAGGTTGGAAACTTACAGGAATAAGGAAGTCAAGTAAAGCGCCTTTTTCATCCTTATTTACAAATTTTTCTTCTTTTGCATCCCATCGTTCGTTCCTTCTCAAGAAAAAAGATGGAATATACTCAATACTTGCACTTGGAGAAAATGGCAAGTACCCTGCTAACTGCTTTCTCATTTCATCTGTCAAAACTCTCTTCTCTCCCATAACGTCCTCTTCTTTTTTTAAGTGAATAGGCAGGCTATTGCAACCTGCCTATATTTTATTATGCTCTTGTGCCTATAACTATTTCAGCCGTAGAAGCCGCAAGCATTGCAGCTTGAGCCGACCCGCCGCCTAGATCGTTTCCAAGCCCGCGGTATGTTCGGGATGTATCAACCATGCCATCTTTGTTGCCTATTGATGGATACATAAGCTGCGACCGTGGCATTTCAACAAACATATTTGGGCTTGTGATTGCCGATTTAATAAGGATCCCAACAGCCTGCTCATCCTTGACGTTGCTGAAAATATCCTCTTCAGAAACCGGCTTTAAAAGCGGGTCAATTGTGATCTTTAGGTCCCGCTCTGTTATCATGTAATAATCAATACCTGTTGCGTCTTCCTGGTTTGGAACCATGCTTACTTTGTTGCCAAAAGTTATCGAAAACTTTGTAACTCGCAAAGGTACCGCGCTTGTACTTCCAACCGGTGTCACATTAACCAGATTTGAAAGCATTTTTTCAGGCAATGCAGTTTCTGGAAGCGTCAACTGCAATATGTTTGCATTCGATATATCAGAAACGCCAACAAATTTACCTGTGAAGCTTCCCTTGAGCGTCCATGGCTTGCCAAGACCGTCTGCGGACAAGTCCCCGTCCCCTTTGCATCCAGCAAAAAGATATTGCTGCCCTGAAGGATTCCCGCCGCCTTGCACGTAACACATGGCAAGGGTCATGGTAATGTCGTCGGCATCATTCATGCCAATAATCAAACCGTACCCTGTAGTAGTGTATTTTTTTGGCAAGCAGCCAAGGCCAACAGCAAATTTTCCCCATGTTGGAAGCTGAGGTATAACTGTTGTGGCTACTCCGGTAGCTGTTGTGTATGTTGATCCAGCATCAACTATTGACTGTATGGCTGTTACGGCTCCGGTATTTGTATTGACTGTTTTAATCTGTAGTATCCCGTCTGTTCCACCGGCAAGCTCTACCAAGTCTCCAACATTGTATCCTGTTCCACCTGCATTGATTGCGGCAACGGTTATTGCTCCAGCTACAGCAGTTGTGTTAATAGTCAATCCTGCTCCTGCAAAATGATTGACTGCCACTTTATCAGAAAAACCAACAGTGCCAGACCGAACACCCATAATGGAAAAGTCTTTTCTGTGATCCCCTGTTGCAAACTTTTCAGCTTCTCCATCAGGTGCAATTGTGGGAGCCATTGTCAGCGCTCTCAATCTCACGTTAAAGTCATTGCTCGTGAGTGATTGAACAGCACCTGGAGTTAGGATTGAGCAAAAAGGGGCAGCATAGGAATGAGCAAGATTCGCAAGCGTTGTGATTGTATAAACACCAGTCGCAACAGCAATGCTCACAATCTGGACTCTCTCCCGGTAATCAGCATCATAAATTACAAATTCCTGTGGTAATTTCGTTGCCCAAGACGGCATTGCTGCCGTCACAATTTCTGTCCCTGTGGTATATCCTGATCCACCATTTTTTACTGTCAATGTAGCAACAACTCCTGCGGCAACGGTCGCTACTGTGAGCATACCATTAATTCCGCCCTCAACAAGTACAACGTCACCTACAGCGTAACCAGTTCCACCGTCACCGGTATTTATAACAGCCGCTGTTATTGCCCCTGCCACAGCGGTCGTATCAACTTTTAATCCAGTTCCGCTTGACAGTTTGCTTGAAATTGATCCTGATAGTATAATGCTTTTTTGAGCACTTGCACAAGGTGAAATTTTCTGTTCCTCTATTTTGCCAACAAGGAACTTTTTGACCTCAAGAAAAGGTGAACTCATATTTTTAACTCCTGAAAAGGTTTATTTATTTTCTTTGTTACGAACTTGAAACAGTCAACGGGTCGAGACGGTCTTGAGTGTACCTTACCAACCAACTAGTATTTAAATGTGAAGGTCGTTGAATATCATTCTGATTTATGTTTATAACTTGAGAACTTTTATACATAACAACTTCACAAGTTCCATTTATAGATGTATTGTTTCCAAACAGTCTTTTTAAGTCGTCAAGCGCAAGCCGCAAAGAGCTTCTAATCATAAAGTTTGCATTATCATTCCAATCCTGTTGTCCTTTGATCTGTATTCCAAAAAGAACATCGTTTGTATACGATTGAGCGTCTTGGCCTGTAAGTAAATCAATGCAGTTTTCTCCAGGAGAAACAATAACAGCCCTTGGAAAACCGCCAAGAGCTTCATCTGGTTGATTTACTGTTTTCCAATCGAAATTGTACCCGCCTGCTTTTGTCATTCCGAGAATCATTATTTTTATATTTAGTTCTATGTAGTCAAGTATAGAAGACGCTACCGCCGCATAAGCTGTCTTGATTGTACTGGTATCAACGTCGCTAGAAATAACACAACTATAAACATCAGAATCAGATTGCTCTACACCTGAAATATTTATTACATAAGCATTCTCGTTTTGTATCACTTTGTCATTTTTATACCATTGATAATACAAATTAGCAAGCGGATCGCTATGAGAAGCAGTGACGGTAAGCGATGCATTCCCGCCAAGTCTTACAATTTGCGATTGAGGTTGTGTTGATATTGTTATCATTTTAATACATCACGTCAAAGGTTCTGGCCGCTGCCCTGGTGAACGATTGCTGCATGGAAGCAGTGTTAAATGTCTCATATGTTATTTTGCCAGCAAATTCCACACGTTGATCGTGATATTCTTTTGCTTTGCCTTTGTACTTATCAAGCATTGGGTCGACAGTATCGTTAAGCCCTATGTTGTCACGGCAAACTTGCTCTTGGAAATACATTATTTGCCACTGAGTAAGCATATAATGAGGCGGGCTTACTGCATTTATTTGCGCTTCGTCAACTGCCTTTGTATTTGCTAAGTCAATAATCGCTTTTGCTGTTTTGTAATAGTAGTTTTTTAAGACTTGCATTTATTGGAGCCGCTGTATTATTCATTATTCGCAAATATCCAGCAGCTGTATTGGGATCGTTTGGCGAAACAGTCATTATTGATGGATCGCGAACCAAAACACTTGCACCTTGAGCGATAACGTTTAATTGCTCATCTGGCATTGCTATCAAATGCGTATCTGAAAACTTCTTTATGACTGAATCACACAAGTCTGAAAAGGTTATTAGCCAAGGCCAGCGAGGGAATAATCCCATTGATGGATATGTATATGGCATTTTATATTCCCCTTATTGCTTCATCAAGTGCATAGTTTAAGTCGGATACTATATTGTCTTTTTGGGTCTCGAAAGCATCGTATACAAATTGGTCTGGCTCCCAGGTTCGTTGCCCATCATGAACAAACTTGCCGTATGGAGCAATACCTTCTTCCAGATAAACTCGTCCGCCGTCTGATTCCATTTTCACTCTTATAGAATCTTCAAGCGCCCCGGTATTTCTGTAATATCTCCCGGTCGGCCTTCTGCCAGGCGTCGATTGGAATCTGTGCGTCATCCTTGCAATCGAACGTACATTGTCAAGATTTAAAGCTATTATTTGAAGGAGTGCGTTATATGTTTCTTTCGGAAACATGCCGCACCAATTCTCGAACGGCTTTAAATCAAAAGTCAATACGTTTTCTTCTGACACACGGCCCCCCTTTTAAGCGTAGGGATCGCTCCGCGTATTTGGAGCGATTCCTACTTGCTTATTATGCTCCAGGACTCAATGTTATCTGTGGTGTCTGTGTTTGCACATCGCCTGCAACAGCGCCAAGATAAACATTTGGATCTGCGTCTGTTTCGCTAACGCTACTGCAAAAAATAACTTTCTGGCTGGAATGTCCGCCAGTTATGCCATTGAGCAAGAAGGTGCTCCATGCAATAAGGATTTCAGCTGCATAAGCCCCAGCATCAGAAACAAGCCCACCGCGAAGATTTCCACGGGAAAAGCGGAATCTATCTCCAGCATTACCGATAGCAAGGTTGACCGGCCCTTCAGTCGTGCAACCTTCAAGATAAATTCTTATTGCTGCTGTAGTGTCGGCGTGAACTGTCTCAATCGAATTACCACCATCTGAACCAAAGTCGATATTGTCCAGATAGATATTGATTTTCTTTGTAGCGCCTGTATTGTCAATAACAATACCTTTTTGTGTTGAGTCGTCGCCATGGTCAAGCGAGAAACCTTCCATTTTGACTTCAGAAGTTGCAGTAAGTACGCCAAGCAGTACCTTAAAGCAATAGTCTGCACCAGCTGCCCCAGTAATTGACACAAGCCCGTCGGCAACTATTGCAATAGGCTTAGTGATGTTTACCGCTGCTGTAAGTGTATAGTCTCCTGTCTCAAGAATAACGGTATCCCCAGCTACAGCAGCAGCTACAGCCGCGTCTACTGACTGATAAAACACTTTTCCTGGACGATTTGGCAAATTGTTTTTAATATAAATATCACCACGCACGTTGTTTCCTTTTGTTAAAATAGATCTTCTTTATAAATAGGATGCCGAAGGAAGAGGACTCCGGCATCCATTCTCGATGTGCTAAGGATCAGCCTAGCCCACCAGCAAGAAAAGGTTCTGCGGATTCGGAACGCCGACACCGAAAGCAAGGGCAAATTCAATTGTAATCTGCCTGTGTTCCATCCACGCGCAAACCTGATACACAAGTTTACTGCGAGGATCAGGAAGAAGTTTGCAATCAATGAGAGTGCCAACAGCACCGGTCACGCCTGTTGCGGTTCCACCAAGACCAACAGGAAGCATGGGCTGTCTTGCTACAAGGTGAATTGCATCTCTGGAAAAGAAAGGAGACGCAAGGAATGTTTGAGCGCCTGTTCCAATAACAGTGATTGCGTCACCAGTTGCTCCTGCTATATAAAGGCCAGGAGCTGCAATGGTAATGCTTGTAGGGGAAGCTCCCCCGGTTGTGGAAAGCACAACATACTGGTGAGTCGTGTCGCTTGCAAACTTGACAATGTCGCCAATACCAATTGCACCTGTGCCGTTATGGATTGCAATAACCTGAGGCGTGGTAGAAGGGCCAGCGGCTGCGGCACCATCCAGTACGTTACCTGTAGAAGCGCCTGGAGTGTGACGAGTCTTGATCTGGGGGGAAACGCCAACATTAAACCCTTCGATCTGTCCGATTGTACCGGTACGCAACATACGATCCATCCCGGCTTCGTTCGCTTTGAACAAGTTGGGAATCTTGCGAACAGCGGCGGCTGGAGTCGTGCCAAGGATCATGTGGATATCGGCATCAGGCGTACCATTGTCTTCCATTTCCTTGAGAGAATCAGCAAAGTTTTCCATGCCTGAAACGGTCGATCCGTTGAAAGCAAATGGGGCGGTTCCAGGAGTGCCAACAGCACGACAAGCGCTGATTGCGGCTTTGGTAATGATTGCAGATTCAACATAATTGCGAATTGCGCGGATACACTGCGCTGTCTGATCTGCATAGTACTGAGAAATTCCACCAAGGGCAAGTTGTCTCTGCTCTTCACCATTCCACTTGAAAGCAGCGGCCTTGGAGTCTGTAATTGACATTGTGCCAGTGCCAGCAGTATCACCATTGATGTCAACTGGATTTGCCTGTGCAGTAACATCGTAAAGAGTTTTTGCAGGGGCAATTGGATACGTAATTGTCTGTCCGACAACAGCCTGCGCAAGATCTGAATTGAGAGTAACCGCGTCAATAGCGTCCGTCTTTTCGTTGTTGACCATATTCAACGCACGAAAAAAGGTGGGCATGAGTCCGGTTAGAATGTTCGATGATGTAGGCATAATCTTTTCCTTTTCGATTTTGGTTTGTGGTTATATACTTTTTTTTATCAACACGACTGTGGCCACTGGCCAAAACTTACTATATATCGAACAACAACTTTGTATAACGACTACTCTTCAAATCAATAATATTTAATCTTTTAAAATTCCACCGTCTGCAAAGAATTTTGTCAAATCGGCGCCTTTGGCAATTTGTGTGTCATACTCCTCTGAGGACATTGTTTTTGCCGCACCTTGCGCGCCTTTTGCCCCTCTTGCCCCGGTATCTCCGGCCCCGCCTTTTTGTTTTGTCACTGCCTGCTTGGGGTACATTTGACGAAGCGCATTAAAAGCCTGTTCTCCGAAAAGTATTTCCTCCCCTTGTTTAATTCCGGGCTGTCCGCTTTCATCAACAGTAAATACGCCTTTTACCATCCCATTTTCTAAAACCAGTTCGGCATTATCTCCGAAATGGTCAACAAGTTTTGGAGCAAAATGAGATTTTACTTTCTCCGTTTTTATTCCCTCTTCTGCTTTTAGTCGAAGTTGTTCTGATTGTATCATCTTATCTGTCAAAAGCTTCAAGTCTTTTCTTAACGCTTCAACCTCTTTATTTGGTGTTACATCTTTGGATACCTCGCCTTTTACCTTTTCGGTAAGCGCTGCAAATTGCTCTTCAAGTGAACCTTCAGGATCAAGACCGGCATTTTTAATCTGCGTTTTCATGTCCTGAATTGTACGTTTACGCGACACATTTTCCCGAAGCAATGTCGCATTTGTTTTCGTCAAAGTGTCAACGGCAAGCTCCTGGTCTGCTTCTATCTGGTCAAGTATCTCAGTCCCGCCGTCAATTTTTCCTATCGCTTCGATCTGTGCTTGTGATAATGGCATAAACTTACTCCTTGTCAAAACTGGTTATATAAAACTTTGGCCTACTGGCCGACTCACTTAATCAATCACATCTTCTGAAATCGTTGTGTCGTTCGCATTTTCTGGCTTATCTTCAAGATTGCTTTCGTCTCCATAGTATTTATCAAGGATGCACCCGCAATTCTTGACAACGACCCCATTGCAGATGTATATTTGTTCTGGTTCAACCTGGAGGTCATAAACATGTCCACTATAATTAAATGTCCTAACACTAACGATCTCATCAAAAGATACCTCTCTGGAGAGTCTGAGAAGTTCCTTTCTAACATCTATGGGGTTAGCAGAAATGTTGTCGCAAGATGGCTTATAGAAGCTGGCATCCAAAGAAGAAGCAGTAAGGAAGGATCTGTCTTGTTTGTTAAACTTAATCATACCCCAGAAAGAGGTCAGAAATGCTCTGAGGCTGCCCATAATGCTGTAAGGGGAAGGATAGTTCCTTGGAGTGAAAAACTTATCAGGGCTAAAACAAGACAAGAAAAAAAACAAGGAATTTCTTATATAGAAAATGTTCTTGCAAAAGACCTTATTCAAAATGGACTTGACATCATTCAGCAAAAGGCCATTGGTAGTTACAATGTCGACATCGCCATTAATAAACCTGCCGTCGCCGTGGAAATCTTTGGCGGAAACTGGCACAGTAGCGGAAAGCATCTTTCCAGATTTTTTGATAGAAGTAAATACATCTTGGATCAAGGGTGGTCTCTTGTTATTGTATGGGTTGATGCTAAAACCAGGCCAATTACTTCTTTTACCACTAATTACTTGTTGTCCTTTTGTAAGTTCCTTAGCGATAACCCATCCGTTACTAGTCAATACAGGGTGATTGCTGGTAACTCTAAGGATATTTCTTTTCTTTGTAATAACTTCAATGATATTTCCACTATAAAGCGACTTGTAAGCACAGAGCAATTTCCCGTTCCATGACACGCGCATTCCTGGAATAATGCAATTCGGATGCAACGGATATTCTGGTAATTCATCAACAGCATATATCTTGCCGTCCAGCGCATCGCAAGCCTCACAAACGTTTTCAGCTGAGGATGAAGTCCACATTATTCCAGTACAATTAGAATCACTTTTCGCATCTGTCTTAACTGCCAATCCGTAAGCATTTGCCATTTCTGTATGAGCTATTCGAAATGCTCCGCTTCTAGCCTTTTGATTAATTGCATTGTCAAGAGCTTTATTAAATCCTTTTTCGTTTAGCTTTTCAGCGGATTTCACAAGGCGAAGGTATGAACGTTTTAAAACCGTTTCGTCTCCATCATGGATTGCAGAAAGCGCAATGCTCTTTTCTCTATTTATCGTCTTTGTAAATTCTGCATAAGCTGTTTTGTCTCCCGACATTACTCGCCGTGCTTGGCGTTCTAATTCAAGCAATCCTTTTGGCAAAGTCTCTTCTGTTGTATACTCTGAAATCTTTGTAACAAGCGTATTAAAGCGGCCTTGACTTGCAAGATTTGCCTGTATGGTCGATATCACATCGTCTTGTAACTTTAATTTAGTTACTTTTTCGCTTAAAGAAATAGTTCTTTCTCCAAACGTTTTATTTAAAAAGTAATAGCGGGCAGTGAGATTATTTGAGAATGTAATCCCACCTGATTTTGCCGCTTTTACACAACCAGAAGAGATCCACTTTGCAAGATTCCCCTTTACGTTGTATTTCTTAAAAACAATATCAACAGCAACAGAAGCCGACTGACCAGACGCAATCTTAGCCCTTATTTCTTTTTGTAGTTTAGGGCTTAATTTATCCCATGATGAAATAAATTCATCAGTATTTTTTTTAAATGGCGATGGTGCTGTTTTCATTGTTCTTTTTCTACTTCTTCAGGTTTTTTATCTTTTCCTGATTCCTCAAGATCTTCTTTGTCTTCTTCATCTTCCTCTTCTTTAATTGGGTCTTCTATTTCTGGCACAATTGGAGCTTCTTCATAGTTGGTATTTCCGTCTACCCAATCAATTATTTTTTTCATTGCCGCGTCTTGAAGACCTTCAAAAGTTGCATAACAATACTCTTTTACACCTTCAGCTATAACCGGCGTATATGGAGTTGATAGTTGCGAGTTGTCTTGCAAGAACTTGCTAAACTGATTGTATTTTGCTGCTTTATCTACAACTTGGAAGTCTGTTGCATAGTCAGCGCAATACTCTATTTTAACAGTTTGAACGTACAATTGATAAAGTTTTGCGATAGACTCTTCAGCTCTTTTTGACATTGCAGAAGTCTGTTTTAAAACCCATTCTTGCCCCTGCCACGAATAAGCAGCGGACACGCCTGATGCTTCTGTTTTAATTCCAGTTACTCCAGATTGTCCAGCCATTTGGAAAAGATCTGTTGAAAGGTCGCTTATATTCTTGCTTATTTCTGCATACGGCCCAGTGGGGGGAGCAAGATAAAAAGGAGTCGGATAAGATAACCCACTGTTTGCATCGTTTGCCGGTAATTCAAACCCCTGGTTCGGGGAAGATGCAAAGCCAGCCTCTATTTTTGGAGCGCAAAGAATAGCAAACATTTGGGCACGCATAAGCCTATCTTGTGCGCTACACATATTGAACAATTTCCAGTTGCATCTTGCTATATCGTAAAAGTTAGGCTTTGGAAGTATTGTTCCGTCTTCACATTCTGAACTAAAAATTGCTTTTACAGGAACTTCACCTAAATTGTA